ACAACCTTTGCAACAGAGTAAGAACCATCAACACTACCGCTAGAATAAGAAAAAACACCATCTTTTACATTAGAGTTGTTAAATAAATATGAAATAGGCTTGTCTACATCAACAGTAGCTGTAATTAAATTATTTTTACAATAAGTTAAACCTCTAAAAGTTGAAGCTATATCATTTAAAATTTTTAAAAATTCAGTTTCATTATCTATCAATACGTTACAAGAAAATCTTTTTTCTAATGGATCTTTATAATTTAATTTTTTTGGTAAACAAAAACCTTTTATTACTCTTTTATTGCCAAATTCATCCTTCAAAAAATCTTGTGAAAAACAAGGTTGTTTAATAAAATTAGAAGCAAAAGAATTACTTTGGTTTTTTAGCTTATTAAGCTCAGACAATATAAAATTTTTTGCACCTGATTCCGTGTTATTTTTTGAATTTTTTATCCTGTCAGAAATTGAGCTTTGTGTATTATACGTTTTTGCATTAGCGTTAATAAAAGCTTGTAAAAATTTTTCAGTGTCATTATTTTTTTCAAAAAACTTTCTTGGACCAAAATCATTCATTAATTGAATCCTGAATGAAGTTCCCTCACCATCGGGTTGAACTATTATTTCCTTACCATCTGCGCTTAAATCAACTTCATCAACCGAAACGATTATTTTTTTAAAGTTTTCCTCTATTTCAAGATTATTAGAGCTAGATAAATTATATAAAAAAATAATTGAATTATTAAATCCACCATTACTTGCGGAATTTGTTTCATCATTGATAGCTGGATATTTTTGTTTGAAATCTTTCAAAGTCAACGCTACATTATTAAAATCAGATTTATCTACAAGAATAGTATTTTCATCAAAAACAGTAAAAGAGTCTTCACTATAAAAACTTGGAGTATTGACTAAAACAAGTTCGTCGCAATATTTTGATATTTTGTATAGTTCCCATTTATTTATATCTCTATCTGAAATATTTCCATTCGATATTGAATATCTACTATTCACGCATAAATCATAAAAAATCCAAGCGGGATTATCGGTCCATCTTAAAAAATTATCAAACTGCCCATTCCAATTACCTTCGTATTGAGAAACCTCTGAATCATAATTTTTTGGCGTTTTTATTTTTAAAAGCTTTAAATCATATGTTCTTTTAGGATCATTATTAAAATGTTCTGAACTAACACCAGATCTAACAACAGCGGTAAATGGGTACGAAAAAGAATTTTTAGGAATAACTCTTTCTATTATTGCAGACACAGATATTTCTTTAAAATTATTTGCATTGGATGGAGGTATTTTTGCGCTTAAAGCTATTACTTTTACATAATAAGTACTTTTTTTCAGAGAGTCTAGATTTAAAAGTATCGGAATGTCCAAAACATAACTTCCTTTTGATATTCCAGTTATCGTGCCAATAAAATTATAATTTATACCTGTGTTATCTTCTTCTATTTGAATTCCATATAAAAAAGTTTCAACCAGAGTATTTCCGCCGCTAGTAGAAAATAAAGAATCAATTTTTAAATTAATAGACAAATGATTACAATATTTATTTACTATTTTATGTATAAAAACTTGACCAGTATTTATGGCGTCCGTTATTATTTTTTTAATTGCATCGGCTTGAGCGCCATCAGCCTCATGAAAAAGAAGACCTTTTGTAAACGTCGCAGGGGCAGCAAGGTCTTTTTTTAATTGTTCAAGATATTCACTATCATTTAAATATAGTTTTTTGAGATAACGAAAAATAGTTGACGCATATGTATTTTTATAATTATTGATTTCTTCACCATAAGATATATCAAAGCCCGATGTAACAAAATTTAATTTATTTATGTTTGTATCTAACAAAGGAACTTCATTATAATAAATACCTTTACCTAAAATTATACTTTCAACACCTCCCTCTGTTGACTCTGAAATGTATTTCAACAAACTGCCTTCTTTATCCACCAAACCTTCAATCGGACCTTCACACAAAGCGTCTATTACAAACAATTTTTCATTTGTTTCTAATTTTCCTCCCATTCCGTTATTCTGGGAGTTTATTTTTGCAATATCTAATTTTTTTATAAAATAGGGTAAAGACATTTTATGTTATTAGTTTCCGTTAAAATCTTCATTTCCAAAAATATCCAATTTTAACGAACCATCTAGAGAAGTATTAATTGCAGAAACAGCTGCCATATTAACCGTGTTTATGTCATTAGTAATTACCAAACTACCTATTCTTAACCTTCCGTATCCCAACGGAACTGGAGCGTTTCTTTGTAGAACATTAGTTATAGACCCTAATGTAGTTGAATTAGTTTTGACATCTTTTGGCACTTTAGGGCTTAAAACAATAGATAATACTATTGATAAAGCTATTAATAATAAACCTATTACTACCCACGCGGTTGGAGTTATAAACGCGCCTCCTTGAACAACAGGAATTATTTCCACTTTATTTCCGTTTTCTAATATTTTACTTTTTAACAAATAAGGCGGTAAAATTTTACCATCGACATAAACGACAAAATGAGAAACAAATTTTTTAAAATCAGAAAAATATTTGTTTATTTTTTGACTATTAGCTTCTACAGCCTCGAAAATCTCGTGAACAGAATCGACGTCTAATAACCAAGTTCTGCCTAATTTCTTCCCAAGAACACCATGTAAAACTATATTAATCATATTGTTTGATAGTAAAACTCATTATTCTTTACACTGTAAACAACCATTTTTAAATAAAAATATTGTTGATTTTCTAAATCCCAATCCGAAAAACCAATTAAATCTGAATGCAACGGGTGACTATGAAATAAAATAGAGTCATCTTCAAAAACACATTGTTTCGGAGATATTAAAAAATAATTCACAGGATCAGGATGCGAATTAAAACATTCCACAAATTCACTATAAACATTATTTTTTTTAATTAAAAAACCGCATATTTCTTTTTCAGAATTTCTAGATTTTTCTTTTAATTCATTTAATAATTCTTCTTGAATAGGAAATTTCATAATTATGGAAGCCTATAATCATAACTAACTGTCCCAGGAAATGATCCAAAAGGAATATTTATTTTTTCTTTCGCCCCACCAAATCTCAACAAGCAGCCATTTAAATTTTTTGAACATTTGTCTTCCTTCCAAGCTACTGTATTGTAAAAAGGATGATTTCCTTTAACGCTATCTATTACACAAATAAAAAATCTAGAAGGTGTTTCTGAATTATTGAAAGTGGATTTTTCATTAAAATCATAATTTAAAGGCGGATCAACCTTTACAAAATCTCCTTTTTTATATTCGGTTGTATTATCATAATCTCCTCTATAATTAGAATCTTGCCCTTTTATTCCATAATTTTGAAAACTAGTAAGAAAAGATACACCACCATTTGAGTCAAAAAAAAGCTTGTTGTTTTCGTCTGCTATAGGAACACCTAAATTACCATCATTAGGAAAATTAGAAAAAAACTGAACACTATCTTTATAAGTTACAACAGTTTTAGCATAAACAGTAGGCGTTTTATATTTATATGCTAAATAAGTGCTAACAGCTTTTACCTGCGCGTCGTTTAAAACGGCTTTATAAATTATTATTTCATAAACAATTACGTCACTATAATTAAGCTTGTTCCCATAATTATCTTGGTTGCCGTTATTTATATTAATACCAAAATTTTTAATTTGCCCCGTGAAATTGCTTTTTTCTGTTATTTTATTTCCGTCTTTATAAAAAAATGTTTTTGAGCTGGTGTCTTTTGGCATTACAGCCACATAAACTTTATTTTCATCAGTTTTATCTTTGTTTGAGTTTGCAACATAAGTTCCAAGCTTAAAAACATCTTCTAATTGATTGCCGATCCCATCCGGTTCGTAACCTAAACTAAAATCAGGACTTTCACCCGTTTTAGAAGTTAAGCCTCTTCCGGAGGGAACCACCAATGTGGTTGGTCTGAATTTGTCATAATAATATTTTGTTCTAGAACCACGCTTTGCCATCGAGCTTACATAAAAGATCGTGCAATCTTTAGCGGGAAGACTAAAATTTAATTTAATTTCCATAGCGTCTGGAAAATTATCTCTATTTTGATCTACTGCAGAAAAGAAAACTCCCGTATTACCGTCATTATTTGTATATTTTTTCGGGAAACCCGATAAAAATATTTTTGTTTTCGCTGTCATTGTTATACCAGAACCAGTAGCAGTACACGCCGCACTCAATGTATAAGTTCCTATGCCGCCTGTTCCAGTTCCTAGTGCTGTAATAGTTGCACCAGAAGGAATATTTGTACCTGATACAACTTGACCAATAGCTAACTCGCCAGATGCAACATTTGTTACAGTAATCAAAGTGGCCGCATGTGTGGTATTTACCGTTACTGAATTAATATTAGGTGAAGAATCTGTCCAATCAGTTACTCTTGGAAACTTTTTTCGTGTAGCAACAGTCTCATACGCATATTCGGCAGATGTCCGCCAACCAGCTTCTCTTATTATATACCTTCTAAGATCTATTATTGTCGCATTAGCTTCACCCGAAACGGTTAAATTAGCTCCACTTGCATCAAACCATGCGATTAAATCGTTTTGCATACCGTATTCGCTATTTACAGCTACTAATGATGTTAAGTCAACTTTTTTTATTGGTAATGAAGGTCCGTTATAACCATTTATTTTTCCATAATTACATCCGCAACCCCTATATTGCCACTGACAAGAGTCATTAAATATTTTTCTATACGGCACAACTAAGCCATCAACGTCTAACACAGAAGCTAAAATAAAATCAACTTTATCTTTTTGTTCTAAACTTTTTTTCTGAATCACAAAAGAATCAGTAGACACGAAAGACCTAAAAGAACTTACCCCAAGATTGTTTTTATCTTTTCCTTCGCCAGACGGATCAAAATTTATATCATCTAAATCTTTAGCTAAAATCTTTTTTCTAAAAAAACGACAGCCTAATAAATCATTTCTGTCTTTAATAAAAAGACTTATAAAATTATTAACATTAGATATACTCAAGGTGGGCCGACTTTGTTTTCCGTCTGAAGAGTATTCTAAATTAGATATTTCCGAAGGAATGTATAAATAGACTGCATCTTTGAAGATTAAATCTTTATTAAAATTTTTCGAACCATGAAAACGAAGGTAACCTTCAAAATCATTGATTTTTATTTCAAATAAATCTATGATTTGTAAATTTTTTAATAAAAATAAATCTGACATAACTATTATTGTAATTTTGTTGTTGTTTTCTAAACGCCTTTACTGAAGATTTTTAAAAATGGATGTGACGATTTAGATTGGAATCCTAAAGAAAATGTTTTATCTCTAATTTGAAGATCTGTTTGACTTTTTAATAGAATATTTCTATAATCATAAGCTAACGATTCTATAATTTTTTTACTTTTTATTTTCATCTGTTCGGCTGATGTATTAGACGTTCCATGTAAATAATCAAACAAAAACATTCTATCTAATTCTGGATTTTGCCCATTTACTATACTCGGCGCATCGCTCGACAAACGAATTAGAAAAGTGTTAGTATTATTTACAGCTACAGAATTACTTAAAGCCATTGATCCATCATACGTTAACATACCATTTACAAAAGTTTGAAGTT